CACCAGTACCTATATCTAAGAAGTCATGTCCTGTTAATCGAATGTTTGTATAAGCTGTTGTAACTGTTGTTGCTGTGTTATCTGCAATTGCATTACCTGAAGTAACACTAGAAGTTAAACGAATTGTTGCTTGTCTATTTGATAAATTTGTTTCTGATACAGCAGATACTCTGTAATATGTTGAGTCACCTGCAAACTGAACATTGGCACCAAGTTTAATTACATTTGCACTACCAAGTGTACTATCACTTGAGTCAACTGCAATTAAGGCACCTGTTTGACCTGTTTGAGCTGATGAAGAAGCTGCTTTAACTTGATATGTTGATGAGTCTTCTTTTGTAATTGTTAATGTTTCACCGTTAACAAATGAACCTGTAATACTTTCTATATGAAATACATCTAAAGAGATGTTTGTTCTAAAGATTGTTGCACTTGCACCACCAGCACCAGATATTGTAGCAGTACCTTGACCTTGTGTGCCAACTGTATCTGAAACATCTGATTCTGTAGCAGCACCTAAAAATTGTGTTGCGTCATATTTTAACATTTGACCACGAGTTTGAACAGTTACAACAGTTTCACTTGCTAATGTTCCTGTAGCCTCAGCACCTTTTTCACCGTAAGCAGATGAACAATTTAATCCTCTAATAAATCCACCAGATTGTGCGTAGAATGATTTAGAACAATAGTAAGTAAAGATAGAAACCATCTCACCTCTACCACCACCTAATGCATGAACACCAATACCGTCAGAGTTGATTTGTGTAAAGTCATTTGCAAGAATAGATTTATTACCTGCACTATGTAAGTTACCATCAATTTGAATACCTGTTGAACCATATCCTGTTCCGCCATTTACAGACGAACAGTTTTGAATATAAGGTGAAGCAGTTGTAATAGAACCACTAGGGTCGAGTGATGTTACTGCACCTTTTGTAGTACCACCAGCACCTGGCGTACCAGTTAAACCTTTCATACTCATTTGTACAAGGTTTGTACTGTTGTTCATCAAGAACATGTTTGTAGCATTATTATTTTCTAACGCTGTAACTGTTAATACTAAATTACCACCATTACCAACACTAGCTGCTGGTATTGTAATTGTATTACCTACTGCAAAACCTGTACCGCCGTGATAAATTGTAACAGATGAAGCCGCACCACCCGATACTACGACATTTGCAACAAATGAAGCAGCTACACCGTTTCCGTTTGTAGCATTAGCATGAACATGATTGTAAGTACCGTTAGTAGCACCACTAACATTTGTTGTAATAGAAACTGTTTTAACCTGTGAACCAGTTGAAGAAGCAGGTCTAACTTCCGTACCTCTTAAAGATTCACCTTGAACTGTAACGCCAGCAGGCACTCTTAAAGGTAAATTTTCTCTGTAAACTCCGTTTTTAATATAAACAACATCACCAACTGAAGCTGATACAACTGTAATTTTTATTTGTGAAGCACTACCCATTTGGTCTGAACTATCAGGACCATTTGTACTAAAATCAACCACATCACCAGCAGAATGACCTGTACCACCGTCTGTTAATGTAACTGTTGGTGTTGATGAACCATCTAATATAACTCTTGCTTTTGCACCTGTTCCTGAACCAGTTGAACCTGTTTGTTCAATATCATAAGTGCCTGGTGTTCCACCTGTACCACCTGTTATTGTATCAAAGTCAACAATATCACCTGAAGTTGCTACTGATAAAGCTTTGTTAAGTGTTTTAAAAGGTAAAAATTGAGAACCTGCATTTGTATCACTACCAGAGTTTGCAACATAAATTACATTTTTACCCTCTGCATTTGACCAACTAGGGTCTAAACCATCTGTTGTTAATACTGAACCTACCGTACCAATCGGTAATCTTGTAGTTTGAGCAGCACCTTGAATGACAATATCACCTCTTGTACTTAATACTGCACCTGTATCACCTTGAGCAACAACTTGCCATTTAGTTGCGTCTGAATCAGGAGACACATTGTTAATTCTATCTTGTATTGCGACATAACTTGTTGAAGTCAATCTTACAACATCACCAATATTGTAAGTAACAGAAGCGTCATAAGCATTTCTGTAATTAAATCCTTCTAGGTTTAATTGCCAATAAGTTGTGTTTGTTGTACCGTTTGTATTAGCTGGATATTGACTTGTGTTGTTAGCAGTTGCTACATAGTTATTACCACCATATTGAATTGTATCACCTGTTTTGTAAGCCGTTCCGTGTGAATATGTACCTAATGCTTTGAAACCTGTTGTTAGGACATCCCAATATGAGTTATCTGTTGGTGTTTGTCCTGAAGCTGGTGTGGAGTTAATGTAAACATATGAATAACCACCGTATGTTACAACATCACCGTCTTGATAAGTTGTACTTGCATTATAAGAATCTTCAAATTGTAAACCCTCTGAATAAACTGCAAATTTTGAATTATCGAAAGTACCTGTAGATGTGTGAGCAGTTGTAACTTTATATTGAAATGCACCATATTTAACTACATCATTTAATTTATAGTAAGTTGAACCGGACCAGTCACCTTTAAAATCTAAACCATCAACATATAAAGTAAATTTTGTTGTATCTAAAACTGTTGATGAAGATGTGTGTTCAGTTGTACATCTATATTGTCTACCACCGTATTTGACAATATCGTTTAATCTATATTGAGTTGAATTTGCATAATCGCCTCTGTAAATATGACCATCTACAAATTGTTCAAAATTTGATTGATTTAATACAGCGCTTGAAGAAGTGTGAGCAGTTGTACATCTATATTGTTTACCACCATAAGATACAACATCATTTAATTTATACCATGTTGAGTTTGCATAAGCACCTTTAAAAAATAATGCCTCTGCTTGTAAAGACCAGTAATTGGTATATGTACCAGGACTTGTGTAAAATAAGTTTTCGTTTGCTGGTGATGTATGATTAGCAGTAGCAACATATGAGTTACCGCCATACTTGACAACATCATCAATTAAATAGGAAGTGGATGTAGCCCAATTTCCTCTCCATTTAAATTTAATTCGTCCTAGTTTAAAGTCTGCCATGGTTTACCTTTGTAATAATACTATTTATACAAGTTATACGGCTGATTGCCAAGTTGTTGACGCTACAGAATATGTTGAACCCTCTGCTGTAGTAAAGTCATCACTTGTCAAGGCCGTTGCCCCTCTACTTCTATTTTCCCTTTTTACAAAATAACCATTATCATCTATATAATATGTTGCGTCACCGTCTTCCATTCTAAATTGATGATAAAAGTCATTATCGTTATTTTTATATTTCTTATCTACTGCACCTATGGCTATTTGAGCGCCACTTTTAGGTTTAGTAATAAATGTTATTGTAGGAGTTGAATAAGTATATTGTTCTCCTAAAATTTGTTTTACACCATCTACATAGACAACAACTCTTGTGTTATCTAAAACTGGTGAGGACATTGTAAAACCTACTGTAGAGTTATCGCCTGTTTCATATTGTATACCTGATTGTACAAAAGTATCTGCCTCAACATATTCTTTTTGAGAAGATATTTGTTTACTGCCATTAGGGTCAGTAGGTGAGCCACCTTGAAAATCTAAAGTGTCTGTACTATCTTTATCAACTTTAGTGTAATAAAGTAATCCTTCGGCTGTTCTTCTTAAACCGTGAAATCCCTCTTTGGCTTGTTGTCCTTCAGGTACTACTTGTCCTACTACAGCCATTAACTAATCTCCAATATACTTACAAATGCCTCTACATCTACAGACGAACTATCTGGATTAGGGTCTGCATATATTCTAAGCTTATCATTGTTTTCTAAATTGATTGGTTTATCCATAATTAATGTATTATTAGCAGAAACATTTAAACTTCTACCAACATGTCTAAATGTAGAACCTCCGTCAATTGTTACTTTGATATTTACTTTAGCTGCATTTGTAGAACTTAAATTTGAGATATAAACTGCGTGAATAACGGCAGTCACACCAGAGCCAGAAGCTGTGTAAATATCTCCATCTGAGGTATCTAAAACTCCTACATCAAGACCTGCATTTTTAAATGTACTCGCCACTTATTATCCTCCAAACACAATACTAAAAGCTAGATTGTCACCCTCTGTCGCTAAAACACCTGATTGATTTGGTAAAGTAATTGTTCTATCAGCAGTTGGTTCTGCAACTGTTAAAGTAGTTTCATATGCGTTTGCTAAATTACCTTCAAAAATTAAATTTGCACCTTGGTCAAGTAATAAATCTACTGTTGTTGAGGCGCCGTTTGTCATAACATTAGCTAATGTAACTGAACCTGCACCACCAATTTCAACAACTGAGTTGTTGGTTTTTTTAGTATAGAATTTACCGTCTGCAACATTCATTGCCAACTCACCGATTGCTAATGAATTAGCTGCTGGTACGGATAGTGCTGTTTCACTTCTTTTTGGTTTTATTACTGTAGCCATTATTTACAAGCTTTTTTAATTTGTTTTATAAGTTTATCTTTTGTATGTCTTTTATCTAACTCGATACC